GTCTTTTCCATGTTAGTTATCCTTTCCGCACTTTGCGCTGCCGGTTGCACCCGGCGATCCCCTCCCGCTCTCACTTATGCGGTAACTTCCGTTCATCCTCTGCGTACTCGTCCGGCTTCCACGGCTCATCTGGGTCCCCCGAATTTACGGTTCCAGCCCATTTCTGCTTTCGACCTGGTATGCTTGGCTTGATCGGGTAGCATCTTAGCGGCTCTCTCTCCCAGCTTCTTCTTGAGCCGTCCCAGGCGGTGTTCAGTTGTCGGGGATGTTTGGGTTTCTGATTGGTGGGCCGGAGGTTGCCGTTCGTACCGCCGTTACCGCCTGCCGATCATCCCCGGAGCTTGCTCCGCTTCCGACCCGGCTTCCACTGCCGCTTCCTGTTTTATCCTCCGGCCCGCCTGGGCCTTTCCTTTTAACTGTTTACCTTATTTCTTCGGCCTGATTATATTATACCGCAAATGGGGAATATGTCAAGATAAATATCACCCATTTGTGAAATAAAATATCAACAATTTTCTCCCTTGTTTTTTGTATATTTCGTATCCGTTAAGGAGGCGAGTCGATGACGATATGCGAAAGAATGTTTGAAATCATGGACGCGAAGGGCATATCCGCCTATTCTCTTTGCAAGGACCTTGGCCTCCGAAATAGCACCGTGTCAAATTGGAAGAAGAGAAAAACTGACCCACCAGCTTCCTGTATAGTTCCAATTTGTGAAGTGCTCGGGTGCTCGGTCGAATATCTTTTAACAGGCTCAGACGCTTCATGCGGTATAAGTACACAGGAAGACGCCGTTCGCGCCGGTTTGTCAAAGAGCGAAGAGCGTCTTTCTGAGGAACGCCATTCACTATCTTCAATCCCTTCGAGGTTGATTTTTCTTCTTGGGTCGCACCTTGCGGGAACGTCCGATCTTCTTCGGGTTCTCGGAATCTCAGAAGATGACGCAGAATCTATATCCAGAATAGACAGAGGAATTTTACTTGCAGAAGAGGTTGTCCCAATCTGCAAATACTTTGGTTGTACCGTTAAGTTTCTTTTGACGGGTGAGGAAGAGCAGCGCGGCTCCCTATTCGGCGTCCAACTTGACAAAGACAGTAGAACTCTTCTCGAAATATATGATAGCCTCCCGGACAGAGAGCAAGGCATCCTGCTCGGAGAGGCGAAGGGTATGTTATATTCATGCGAGGATAAGGGGGACACTGGCAATCCCAAGTCCTCCGCCGGGAAGGCCGTGTGATCTTCGTAGACTTCCGGCGACGGTAGCACCTGTTGAAAACTCTGTGGAAAACCGAAGTTTTCCACAGGACGCTCAAAAATAGGTGTCAATATTTGACCCTTATTTGAAAAATAGGTGTCAAAATATGACCCCCATAGGTGTCAAAATTTGATACCTATTTAGGAAAATAAGTGTCAAAATATGACCCCATAAATAAACAGTGGTCTTATAAACTTAATAAACAGTGGTGGTGATCTTCTCCTGTGCGCGCGCGTGCGCGTAAAGAGTGATAGTCAGGTTTTGGGGTGACTTCCTCGGATTTGGGGAGCTTTCTTCTCCCTGGCCTCTCAGAGCCCGTCAGAGCGCCGCAAGGCTTCACAGGGGAAAGTATATGCTCAGGGCGCCCCTCGCGCGTCCTGGGCCGTCCTGGCCCGCGTGTGGCATTAAATTCATCGACCATGGGGAGGCGATTTCTATTCCGGCCTATAAAGACGAATTGCGGAATACCTGGTATGCGTCCTTCTACTACACGGACTGGCAGGGGAAGCGGCGGCTCAAGAAGAAGCGGGGCTTCCAGCGCAAGAAGGACGCCCTGGCCTTCGAGGATGAATTTCTCAAGGTCCGGGCCCGGAGCTGCGACATGACCTTCCGGTCCTTCCTGGAGATATATCTCAAGGACATGGAGCCGCGGCTCAAGCAGAGCACCATGCAGAACAAGCGGTATCTCTACGAACACCGCATACTGCCATTCTTCGGCGATCTCAAGCTGAACGAGATCACGTCGGCCCACGTGCGCCATTGGCAATCCGATCTGCTGGCGGAGAACGTGGCGCCGACCTACGCGAAGACGATCAACAACCAGCTTTCCGCGGTCTTCAACTACGCCTGCAAATACTACGGCCTGGGCACAAATCCCGTCAGAATGGCCGGCACGATAGGGAAGAAGAACGCCTCCGAGATGTCCTTCTGGACCGTCGATGAGTTCAACCAGTTCATCGGCCACGTGAAGAAGCTCCCGGCCAGGACGGGCCTGTCGGTCCTGTTTTGGACCGGCCTCCGCATAGGGGAGCTGCTGGCCCTGGCCCCGTCCGACATCGACCTGGAGGCCCACACCCTGACCGTACGCCGGACCTTCCAGACGATAGACGGGAAGGAGATCATCACGGAGCCGAAAACGCCGAAAAGCCGCCGGGTGGTGCCTCTGCCAGAGAAGCTATGCGAGGACATCAAGGCATACATGGCCGCCCTCTACGAGCCCCAGCCGGACGACCGGCTGTTCCCGTACACGAAGCACTACTTCCGGCAGCAGATGTTGAAGGGCTGCCAGGCGGCCGGCATGGAGCCGATCAGGCTCCACGATCTCCGGCACTCCCACGCCGCCCTGCTCATCCGGCTTGATACTCCTATCCTGCTGGTGAGCGAGCGCCTGGGCCACGAGGACATCGAAACAACCCTCCGCATATACGGCCACCTGTACCCCTCCGCGAACGACGAAACGGTCAAAAAACTGGATGATCTCATGCGGTAATGCCAAAATAATGCCATGGGCAAAAAAAGAAGGCCCCTACCAGAACGAAAATGCTCTGGTAGGGGCCTTTTTCTCTTGTTTTCTCCGTTTTTCTTGACTTTTCAGAAGCCTTTCCAAAAACGGTCCATTATTCCCACTCGACTGTCGGGGGCTGTTTTGCAGTATCCGACAGTCTTTTTCGTCTCTTTGGTCTCCGGTATCGTCCCGTTTCCGGCTCGTCTACCTCGCTCCAAAATGCGGTAATGCCATGGTAATGCCACGGGCCCCAGAAGGGAGTAAGCAGGGCCCGTGGCCTTCCGTGGTTATTATACCAGATTCAGATAGGACAGCGCAACCCAGGAAGTGATCTCCTTGAGAAGCGCCTCCTGGACGCCCTTGTGCTCGGCGATCTGGCTGACAGTGTAGCGGCGGGACGTCCCAGAGATGTAGCTCGGGACCTTTGCGCCTCTGGAGGTGGTGAGGCCGCCATACACGGCGCCGCTCTTGATCGTGACGGTGCTGCCCACCTTGATGGAGCTGGACGCCGTTCCGGCGCTCCCGGTCTTCTTGACGTAGTCCAGGGAAATCCAGCCAGCTCCGCTCTTGAGCTTGCCCCACTTGGAGGCGCCGGTGCCGCTGGCCTCGGCCACGATGGTATAGACGCCGGGCTTGATGAAGCCCTTACTTCCGTAGTTGGTCCCGGGGCCGGTGCGGATGTTGAGGTCAGATGCCGTCACCTGGACAGTGTAGTTTACGGCCGTCTGGCCGCCGGTGCTGGGCGTGCTGGCGGAGGAGCCTCCGCCAGACAGGCGCTTGTTGACCTCCGCCGCGATCTCATCATGCAGGTTGTAGAGGTAATCGCCCGGGCAGCTCTTATTGGCGAACCAGCGGTGAACGGTCATCACCATCTCGTTGGACTTCGGCTGATAGGCCAGGGTCTTGTTCTTGTCGCCGAACCAGAGGATCTTGGTCTTCCCGTTACGGCGGCAGATGTCCGTGACCAGGTCCAGGAGGGTGGAGTAGGCCGCGTCAGTTACCTTGTAAGGGGCGTAGGTATCAGACGCCACCTCGATCGTAACGGCACGATTGTCGTTGTCGGCGTTGGAGCTGCACCAGGAACGGTCCTTCTCCTCGACGTACATACCGACCTTGCCGTCCTTGCCGATGCCGTAGTTGCTGCTGGCCTGTCTGGAGCTCGGAGCGAACACGCCGCCGAGGCTCTGGACGGTCACCTGGCCCACGACACAATGAATGGTCACCCGGGTAATGGCGTACTTCCGGGGGCTGCTCTTATTGGGACTGATCTGCGTATAGCTGACAAGGCTGCTGTTACTCATGGTCCGTCTGCTCCTCTCTTTCGACTTCGGTAGTGGTTTCGATGGTGACGCCTTCGATCGGGATGATGCCCTGGTTCAGCTCATAGACGGCCGCCTCGATCAGGGCGTCAAGCTCCGCCTCATCGACCTTGATGCCGTGCTCCTTGAGCCAGGCGATGACATAGGCCTTCTTCTCATCTCCACGGCCGCTGCCGTTGAAAATCTGCTCGGCAGCAGAGACGGCGATCTTGACCCACGCATTGATTTCCTTCTGCTGCTCGGACGTGGTCTTGCTCTTGATGTAGGGGACCAGGACGCAGGTGATGACGGTGGCGAACAGGAGACCGGCGGCCTCGATGATGGGGGTGATGTCGTACATGATAAATCCTCCTTTGGTTATCCTTTTCCGATTGTGGTGGTATCAGAACAAGAAGCCACGGTCGAGGTGTCAACCGTGGCTTCTGTGTTCGCGGTCTGGTAGGGCAGTCCGTCGGCGTCGAGGCCATGGCGGTTCCTGCTCACTTTCTCTCCAGTGGACGCGGCGATGTAGGCGGCGATCACGCTGCCGCAGGCGGTGATAATTGCAATCGTCACGTCGCTGGCGGTCTGCTTGTCCATATAGGCCAAGGCATAGGAAGCCACGGCAGCGGCGGTGATTGCCACCGCCGCCCACGCGGCCAGCTTCTTCTTGAACTCCCAGGGGCGCCGGTTCTGCGAGAGGCGCTTGGGCTGGTAGTTTTCCATGGGCTCACCTCAATCATCAAGCAGGGCATTGACGCCCTGCTTTGCGAGGAAGTCTTTCTGCTCGTGCTTGATCTTCACAGCATACTCCAGGGCCTCGTGCATATCGCCGTTGCAATGTGCATCAGGAATACGCTGGACGGCTTTTGCCGTTGCCTCCCCAAGGGCTATGCTGGCCCGGGTCCCCTTGATGAGAATGAGGATAAGCTCCTTCTGGCCTTCGTTCTTCTCCTCAAGGGCTTTGTCGTGCCGGTCGATGCGGCGCTCCATGCGCCAGACAACAAGGCCCATGACAGCAGAAGGGATGCCCATGGCGGCGACGAACGCAGCCACGGCACCCCAGATACTAATAGTCATTGGCTTCCCTCCTTACACCGCCTTGTAGTAGTCGTTGAGAAGGGCGGGCGGGGCCCAGTGATCCAGCTTGGAGAAGGCGCGGAGGACTTCGTACTCCGTGCCGTTGTAGGTGAAGTGATCTCCAACAGCAAACGGATGATTTGCTTCGAGATCATTCCAGTCAGGAGCGCTGCTCGGCTCCGGCCCGGGCTCGGGAACTTCTCCGCCGTCCTCATAGAGCTTGTACTCCGAGGGGACAAGGTGCGGATAATGCGGCTCATAGAGAGTAACGCCCGCCTCCTTGATGGGGGTGTAGAGCTTCCCGTCGATGGGGTCACGCCGAACGGCGCCATAGGGGACGTGCTCTCCCCAGGCAAAGTCAAGGTACACGCCAGGCTCCTCGGGCTCTTTGCGGAGCAGGCGGAACAGGGTTCGGCCTCCTTCACTTCCAGGGGCCCACCCGGCCTGCGCCTGGTGCTGCTGCTGGCAGATGTAGAGCTCCTGATCGGGACCGATGACGGGCTCGTCCTTGAAGATCATGCCCATGTCCGCCTCCCAGACACGGACGCCGTCTGCGGTCGCCATGGCGTTCAGCTCATCATCGGTGAAGCTGCCGGATTCAACCGAACCGGCTCTGACCAGGTTGGACCTGGCGATGGAAACATAGCGCTCCGGGAGACCGGGGCTTCCGATGGCAACAAGAGCGTCGTGAGCAGCAAGGATAGCCTCCCAGATTTCGCAGGTATCGCGGCTCTTTTCCTGCTTTGCGTATGCCCTCGCTTCATCAAACGTTTTCATGGTTCATCCCTCCCCGATTAGATGTAGCTGGCGGACAGGGAGTAGCACGAAATGGCGTCCCATCCACTGGTCTTCTCGATGGTGACGCGAACGCCGACAGCCCAGCTATCCGCAGTCTTGCTCTGGTTGGAGAACATATGCTTGAGGCCTACCGTCGCCGTCTCCCACGTGGGGGAAGCGTCGTTGTAGTTGTTGCATACCTGGAGGACAACGCCGTCCTCGTGGGCGTTGTACCGCATGGAGACGAGGATTTTTTCGGCGGCAGCAGAGGTGTCGTCGATCTTCCAGTCAAAGTCAATGCGGGTAACGGTACGGGTAAAGGTGATCGTCCTGGTGACGCTGTTACCGGCGCTGTCCGTGACCTTGATGGTCATGGTGTGCTGACCGGTAAGGCCCGAGAACTGTGCGGCCGTGAGGGCGAAGGTGTACTGCGTCCCGCGCACGGCCTCCTCGATGGTGCGGACCTCGACGCCGTCCAGGCTTTCGACGACCTCCAGGATGTCGGCCTCGTCCGCGTCTCCGACTGTGTACTGGTAGCTCGGGGGCGTCGATACGACCCCGAGGTTCTGGTCGGTGCCGCTGATCGTCGGGTCTACGTTGTGTGTAACCGTTCTGGTCGGGCTCGTGGTGTAGGCGCTGTACGCATTCTTGCTGTCCTTGGCCCGCACGCGGTAGGCCACGGTGTTCATGCTGCCGGTGATCCCGGTATCGGTGAAGGTGGTAGCGCTTCCGCTATGCACGTTGCTCCAGCCTCCGCCGTTGTACTGGCGCTCCAGCTCATAGCTCACCGCGTCGCCATCCGGGTCAACGGACGCTGCCCAAGTCACGGTCAGATTTTTCCCGCTCCGCACCGTCTCGGGAACGGTAATGGACGGAGGGGTGTTGGGGTTGTTGTTCCAGATGATCGTGTAGTAGCCTTCGCTGTCCGGAGAATCAGATACCAAGATGTCAGAGGACAGATTCAAAGCCGGGCGCACGCCCCTGTAGCCGTAGTACGCGCTGTAGTAGGTGAGGCTCCCGTCCGAGTACACGAAGCGCACGTAGTACGCGCTCGACGAGAGCGGGGACCGAAGCCACCAGTACCACGGCTGCGAAGCACTCAACGAGCTGTTGGTGTACTCGCTGTTGCTGACGGCCTGGGCCGTAGGATATGCCTTCCGGCTGTTGTTGTCGCTGAACAGGGCCAGCTTGGACCCCTCACTGATGCCGTTCTCGGAGCCGAGGCCGACCTCCGCCATGGACAGAAGGAATACCTTGTCCTGGAAGGTCTCGGAGCCTCCGCCGTCCACGGTAGGCTTTGCGACGGTCAGTGTGGTGGTGAGCAGGGCTGCCAGCATCTCCGGGCCGAAGCCGGTGAGGAAGCCCGCCTCGCCGTCGTACTCATTGTAGTTGCTCCAGACGTAGGCATTGGAGGGCGGGCGGTCGTAGCTGTGCTGCGCCTGATACCACCCGGTTCCGCTCTTGTTGAGCCACTGGCGGATGTTCGCCAGGACCATGCGGTTGTTTCCGTAGTTCTGACGGTCCGAGTTGCCGCCGCTTTCTGTGGCGTCGAAGCAGCACAGCTTGATGATCTTCTCGACCACAAGGGTGGTACTGTTGCTCGGGTACCCGGCGTGGTTCTTATCGCCGATCTGGAACGGGATGGGGACGCCGTAGTATTTGGTCTTCGTGTCTCTGACCTTGGCCCCCACCGGCAGAGCGCTGATTTTCTGCGACATTTTGCTTATCACTCCTTTGGGTAAATATTTGCTCAAAGATCCTGTCATACTTCTCGACCAGGGACCGGCACTGGCCGTGCATAGCGTGAGACCTCCAGCTTTGATAGCTGGCGGTGATCTCCTCTTTGGTGATGGCTCCGGCCGCATACATGACAGAGAACTTGCGGAGCTTTCGCTTCATCCTCTCCCTGCTGGAACGGCGGACCTTCCTGATGACCTTTCCGGTGTCGGTAAGATAGCTATGAAACCCCAGGAAGTCCAGCCCGTTCCGCAGCGGGAAGATGTTGGTTTTGCCGTTGAGCTGGAGGCCTCTGGCCGCGAGGTGTTCCTCGATGCGGGCCCAAGCCTCCTTGAGAACGGCCTTGTCTTCGTGGATGAGGTAGAAATCGTCCATGTACCGGCCGTAATACCTTATCCGCAGGACCTCTTTGACAAAGTGGTCTAATTTGTTGAGATACAGCAGCGCATAGATTTGCGAGCTTTGGTTTCCTATGGGTATTCCGACGCCACCCGGCGTGCTGTCTATGATTGCGGTGGACAGCGCAAGACAGCGCGGGTCCGTCAGCAGCTCGGCAACGTCCTGCTTGAGGATGTCGTGGCGGATGCTGGCGAAATAATGATGGACGTCGGCCTTTAGCACCCATCCGTCCGCGCTCCCGTGGCGGCGGTAATACTCCCGCATGAAGTCACGGAGACGATCAAGGCCGAAATGGGTGCCCTTCCCCACCTGGGAACCGTAGTTGTCCAGGATAAAGGGCCTGGATAGGACCGGGTAAAGGACCTGGTCACAGAAGGCGTGCTGCACGATCTTGTCCTTGATGCTATTCGTTTGGATGAGCCTTTTCTTCGGCTCATAGACGAAAAACTCATAGTAGGCTCCGGGGCGGTAGCTTCCGTCCCGGAGCTCTTTTTGGAGGTATGCAACAGCCTCCAGCGCATTGGCCTCCACCTTTGCGACGGTGCTTTTCCATCGCTTTCCCTTTCGGGCGGCCCGATACGATGCATACAGATTCGAGAAGTCATAAACGGCTTCAAAAGATTGATTTGGTTTCAAAAGGGGACCTCCGTTGCTGATAGCCAAGTGGCTCCACTGTGCGAGCCGCCGGGCGTCAACGCTATGTGTTTGCCCCCGCCCTGTCAGGCTGGGGCGGGATGCACCTTCCTTTGATGGTAGGCTTCTGTTTTCGCCCATACAGGCTACTCAATCGCAGTTTCCACCGAAGCCGGGCGCACGCCCCTGTTGCCGTTGTACGCGTTGTTGTTGTTGAGGCTCCCGTCCGAGTTCACGTAGCGCACGTTGTTCGCGTTCGACGAGTTCGGGGACCGACCAAGGCACACCGGGGCGGATGCACGTACAAAGCGCACCCCTGGGCTCGAATCATCGCCGGTAGGGCTGCTGCCCCCTGGGCTGTCCATTCTGGACGCCCTGGGCATGCTGCTTGCACCTCTCGACGTCCTTCTTTCTCCAAGACGCTGCCAGGTTCTTAACGTCGGTGGTGAGCCCCGTCCAATACTCACACCGCCGGATGTCCACATATCCCTGCTCAAGGGCTATGTCCAGAAACGTCAGGAACATCTTGCAGCCGGTCAATACCTCCCTTTGGAGGTCGAGCCGCCGCTTCCATTCAGCCGCGGTCTGTGGGTATATTTCGTTCGCGGCTATGATGTCATGGAGAATTTGAAGGGTGATGTTCTGCATACGCTGGCAGAGCGTGAAGCGCACCTTTTTCGGAAACAGGTTCGCATTGTTCGTCAGCTTGAGGGTGTGATTTACCAGGTCTTTCGCTTTGGTGATGATGGTGAGCTCGCCCTGCCTATTTGCCATAGGCACCTCCTTTCTCTGATCGCCTCGACCTCCTCCGGCGGGACGCCCTCGACCTCTATGAGGCCCGGGAGCACCCGGACGGTGACGGTCTGGCCGTTATATCCCAAACCGCAGAGAAAAAGCCCCTCGCGCCCCTCACAGGGGCACGGGAGCTTTAACTCCGTGATTAGGTTCGGTATCAAGCAGCTTGCTTCCTCCTGGCTGCACAGGACCCCGTAGCTCATGCGGAGATCGTCCGGGCGGTCTGGCTCCAGATGCCGTCCCGGATAGTGATTCCGGCCAGGGTATAGAAGTCGGCGGTCTTATTGATGCCGCCGGGCATATCGCCGGAGACCAGGTCATTCAAAAGGTCGATGCTTGCCTGGTGATCGTCCAGCTCCGTGCGGAGCCCGATGATGTCGCTGATCTGGTGGCTATGTCCGATCAGCGCATAGTTCTCCAGATCGACGATGCGGGCCAGGGCGTTGGGGTTAATGATCGCCTGAACGCTGCTGGCGCTGGAGATGATGCTCTGGATTTCAAAGGTCAGCAGGGAGTTGGTAGCGCCGCCCTCCGCACGAATCCAGGCGGGATGCTCGTGCAGGTCGAGATAGGTGTAGGCGACGTCCGCGCCGGTGTCCGGGTCTTCCACATACAGGACAACGCCCTTGAGGGGGAAGCCGACGGAAACGCCGATGCTGCTGGCCTGAACGGTTACGGTCGCCTCTCCGGTTCCGGTGTTTTCCACCTTGGCGATCATGCCCTCACCCGCCTCCTGGATGGGGCCGGTGAGGTTGTCGATGACGGTGCCCTCCGGGATGTCTCCGCTATCAAGAAGGGCCTTGGTGTACTTCACGGGGCCATGCTGTGCCAAAATGCGGCCCAGCACTTCATACCCGCTGGTAAGGGGGACAGCTCCGTCGTTGTCGGGCTCCGTCTCCAGGATAGGGTCGAGCTCAAAATCATTGGGCATTGTGCTTACCTCCTTGTCTTTGCTGTGATGATCGTATCTTCCCATACGGGCATAGACAGCTTGTTCCTTACGGTCCCCTTGAAGTTTCTGGAGACCCGGACGCGGGCCGTAACCGTGGCGCTCTCAAGGGCTGCAACCGCAATGAAACTGGCCGTCCTGGCGTTATGGTAGGTACGAAGGAAAATGCGTGTGCCGACACCAGCGGAGACGATGCGCTTCATCAGTTCCGCGATAAGGTCGGACGCCTCCAGGCGTTCGGCGTCCAGGATGTCTTCGTCAACATAGAGCCATATTTTCGCCGGGAACAATTCCCGCACCTCGATGTCCGAAGCCTGAACATTGAACAGGTTGGCGGCCGCCTTGATGATCGTGTCGATGTCTCCGCCGGAGAGCATGGAGATCATTTTTACCTTGATGAGAAGGCGGTAGAAGGCGTCGTTTGCTCCGCCTCTGGAAACGCCGAAGTTTGCCCCGTATCGGTCCAGGACGGCCCCCTGGGCATTGTCAATATCATCCCAGAGCAGCATCCGGTCAGAGTGTTCATGGATAAGCTCCAGCCCCCAGGCGAAGGTGCCGAACAGCTTTCCGATGTTGGTCTCCATGGGGAGGCTGTGCTTGTCGTTGCGGATGTCGCTGCGATTGTAGGCACCGGTCAGGTATTCGAGCATCTGGGATAAATAGCCGTAGCTCATTCCACGGTCACCTTCCCTTCGTCCGTGACAGCCTTCTCCCGGGTGTCGATCGTGATGTTCTCGGTGCCGTAGCTGCTGGCGCTCTCTCCGATCTCCAGATCGAAGTCAATAACGCCGGTCACGGTCTTAATCACTCCGGGCAAATCCATGTAGACGACGTCCCGGCCGATCGGAAGGCCTCCATAGGCGGCGCCGCCGATGTAGTCGATGATCGCCGCCTTCACAAGGTCCGCGCCATTCAGCGGGAAGTCGCTTCCCGTCTCCAGGTTTGTTACCCTTACGTAGACCGGTACGGCCGTCGGCCTGGAAAAGTTGATATTGATGCTCTGGCCGCTGGCAGCTATGACCGCGATGGTGGTTGTGCCGTAGGTCTGGATTCCTCCAGCCTTGCGCCGGTAGATGGCGGCTGCTACATCTTGGTCCAGGCCTCCGTAGACAACAGCCTCGATGCTGTGAGGCGGAAGGCCGAGGGCGTCTTCCTCATCCGTGTCGTTTTCATAGCACACGGCGGAGTAGACCGATTCGACGTTCTGGAGGATTTCACCGGCGATGGCGTCGGCATTGACGCCGCCCGCATAGTCAACGGACTGTGCGTAGCGGTCCCGGAACTCCTCGTCGGTCTCGCGGTCCTGGCCGCCGGTGATGGGGGCCTCATTGGTGCAGCTCTCAACGCCGTCCAGCGGGTTGGTGATCTCCGAGATCCGGCCCGCTTCCACATTGTAGTCCACGCCGGTTTCTACGGCCTGAACAGGAAGGGTGACGGTGCCAGCGGACCCGATGCGGCCGTCGGTGAGGACGGCGTACTGGAGACCGGCCACGGTCCGAACCAGGAAGCCGGTCGGGATAGGTGTGCCGGCCGCTCCAGTGAAGGTAACGTAGCCGGACGCCTTCTGCGCTGGGAGCAGAGACAGGCCGATCGCTTTGCCGAGGTTGTAGAGGCTGGTTCCGACGGCGGTGTCCACGAACCTGGAATTGTAGGTCTCCTCCATCAGGCAGAAAAGCAGGTTGAGCATCCAGGCGAAAATGCGGAGGAATACTCCGAGGGGGGACCGGACAGTCAGGTTCGCCTTGTTTCCAAAGAGCTCCCGGGCTTTGTACTCAACGGCGTCCAGGAGCTCGACGTATGTGGGGCGATGGAATCCTCGTTCGGTTACGCCCCATTCCTCAGTGTTCATAGAGTGCTCACCTCCGTAGTGATGACCCCGCCGGTGGTGAGGGTGCCGGTCACAGAGACCTCAAGGCTTCTGCCGGAGAGGTTGTACTCCACGCTGTCCACCTCGCTCACGGTGGTCTCCTGGAGGACTGCGTCCCGGATGACTTCCGGGACTTCGTCCTCTGCGAGCTCGCGGGCCTTCTTACCGGCGATGCGGGTGTAGTCGGTTCCGTGAGTAGGGTCGAAGGGGAACTCCCCCTTCCATGCCTCCAGGGTGAGCCGGACAGCCTGGGCGCTGGTGGCGTCGCCGTCTACCAGCTCCAGCACACCGGCGTCATCCAGGCAAAGGTCCCGGGTTTCGGGGTCAATTTTCAGTGTATAATTTTCCATGGGCTATCCTCCAAAAGAGACGTCCCCGCTGCCGCCGGTGATCTGCCCCGTTCCGTTATGAGCGTTCAGGGCGTCTCCGACGCGGGCCGCCTGGTGGCCGTTGATGAACACGGTGCCACTCCCGGCACCCACGGACCCCTGGGAGCTTCCGCAGCAGGCGTCGTTCTCGGTGGTCACGCTGCCGACGTATGCGGCAGGCTGCCCGTTGATGAAGACGTCGCCGGAGCAGTTCCCGGAGATGCTGCCGGTGATCGGCAGCGGAGAATGAGGGGTAGCGTGCCCGGAGTGCTCGCCTGCGGTTGTGCCCGCTATGCTGTCTCCCAGGCGTGCGGCGCTTGGCATTGACATCCCTCCTCAATTCAGGTTGACGGTGCCACCGGTGGTAGTGAGGTCCCCGGTGATGGTGACGTTGCCCTTGATGTCCACACCGCTGTTGGTGATGGAGATATACACGGACCCGTCGGCTCTGCCGAGGCACAAGGTACCGGCCGGAAGACCGCTGATGGTGTTTCCGCCTGTGCGGACGCCGCCGACAAAGACGGCGTCGTCTCCGCTGTGCAGGCGTTCGGTGTTGGGGTCCGCCTCCGCGCCTCCCGCGATGGTGGCATCGCTGTCACGGTCCAGATAGACCACGAAGCCGATGTCTCCGGCAGAGTAGACAGGGCGGACGACGAAGCCGCCGCCGTAGATGATTCCAACGGGTACAGAGAGAATCTGGGGCTTCGTTTGAAAGGTGTCCTCATCTGGGTATCTGGTGAGCGGCTGGACATCCACCGTCATGGCCGCCTCATCGAAGGAGACAACCTTGACGATGTCCGCAACGCAGAGGCCAGCGGCCTCGGCCTGCTTCTTGGCGTCCTCATAGGAGCGCTTTTTATTCTGGCTTGCCATGGTCTCCCTCCCTTACAAAGGCTTTAGCTCGATGGTGGTTTTCCAGTTACCCTTTGGAGATCCGGTGTGCTTACCGGAGGCAACGATGAAGGTACCGGACAAGGACTTGGACTGGACGCGCACCTGCTCCGCAGGGCCGATGTGGTAGTTGAGCAGGCACTCACGGCTGATGTAGTTGCCCTCCTCGCTCTTGGCGCTGGCGCTTTTCTGGCTGTCATTTCCGACGGCCACAACGGTCTCCTCGGTCTCCTTGCCAGAGATGAGAAGGCCGCTTTGCGGTGTCAGTGTAAGGCCGTTTTGGACGCCTTTGGTCGGGTCGTTGATGTAGACCGCCCCGCTGCGGATAAGGAACCGGCTCTTGCAGTCGTTGACCACAATCTTGATGAGCTGGTCCTTCACCTTCCCGTTGCAAATAAGGCCCCGGTCATAGACCTTGTTCACAGCAAGGGAGAAGTCACCGATCTCCACGCCGAACAGGTTCAGCAGGTCGGAGACGATGTCCTTGGCTGTGGAGCCCTTGGCGTAGGTCTTCGAGACCTTTGCGGAGAGCCATTGGTCCATAGCAGCGGTGGCGGATATTTCGGTGATCCAGTCTGCGTTTTGGTGCTTGTGGCTGCACGCGCTTACCTGGCCGACGAAGATGGAGCCGACGTCGCCCTCATACCCTGCATTGAGTATGAGGGCGTCGCCTCTCTTGATTCCCTTCCGGGTTGCCTCGGACAGGTTATAGGCCTTGAACTTCGCTGTCTGGAGCGTGTCACTGTCCTCAAAAGGGACCTCAAACTCGAAGTACAGGTCGTCCATGCCGTAGCGCTTGCTGCCGATCTGGAGGGTTGCGGACCTCATCCAAAAGCTCAAGACCCGTCCCTCCTCTCGAACAAATAGAGCTGGACCTCTTTGCCGAGGTTGTCCCAGGTCACGGCGTCGATGTCGTCGCCGGTAAGGCAAAGAGGGATGATGACGGGCAGCGGGAAACGCTCGTCCTCGATTGGGCCAAACATGGGTCGGCCGTACCGGATGGGGTCCCCATAGGCCAGCACCTCACCGGTCGCAGAGATAGACAGGTCGGCGGTAAAGAATCCGCCAACGTCATTGTAGCGAATGGTGAAGGAGTAGGTCCGGTCCTCCAGCTTGACGGAGAAGGTGTAGGGGACTTTGCTGGTGTCGATCTCGATGTACTGGACTTCGCTGCCGAGTTCAATAAGCTGCATCCCATTACCTCCTTCCGCTGTTGCTCGGAGTGGCGCGGGTTGTTGGCCCCGCGCTGCTCGCCGGTTTACTGTTGTAGCTGTTCACGTAGGAAGCGTAGGCGCTGGAGGAGATCGTGGTCGAAACGGTTGTCTTGAGGCCGTCGCTTTTGGTCTTCGTGGTCTGCGATGCCGGAAGGCTGGACTTCGCCGGTGTAGGGGACGAGGCGGCAGCCGTGGAATCCTGCACGCTCATCGTGGATGCCGTTCCGCTGTCCTCGGAGCTTCCGATGGTGATCTGCTTGAGGGTAGCGGAAAATGTGAAGCCATTCCTGTTGCTGGGGTCGTGGGTGCTCTGGAGATTCTGGATGACCAAGTTGCTGATCCTGTTTCGGCCGGTGTAGGTAAGGATGTCTCCCTTTTTCCACATGGCGCTCAACGCTGCGATGGTGTCAGCCCCATTGATGGCCGTGCCCTGGAGCTGGATGGTCAAGGGCTGACAGAATACGTGGTCCTGGATGTTGCCGCCGCCCTCCACGGGGTTGTCCGTGATGGTGCTCTGGCGGCTCACGGCCTCGCTATTGACCACGCCGGTTGTTCGGGGGTCCAGGAGCACGGTGCCGCACTTCTGGCCTACGAGGGTATACATATCGGCACCTCCTTATGCGTAGCCGTGCTGCATGATGCGGTCGGTGTAGTCCTGCTCCTGGGCCTCCTGGTAGAGCTCCTGGAACAGGGCACGCAACTGCTCTTTGATGTTGGCTGCGGCGGAGCTGTCCCCGCCGGAGACGGTGATCTGGATACTGGGCGCCAGGGTGATTTGCTTGGAGCCCTGGTTTGTGGTGTTGCTGCTGGCGAAGGACTGAACAAGCCGGTCCGTCTGATCGGCCGGGATGATGGCGGTTCCGCCGGGGAGGATGGCAAGCTCGCCGCCCTCCTCGTTCATGTAGGTAAGGCCGCCAGGGAAGTTGTCGGTCCCTCGGGCGTTATGCGGGACAGATGCTCCGACCTGGATGTTGGAGGCTGCGGCGGCCTCTCTGGCCGCTGCCGTGATTCGGCTGAACTGCGACACGATGCTGTCGGTGCCGGTCTGGGCGGCCGTCTGCATCGCGCTCCAGGCCGTTTCGGCGTCCGTCTGCATGGTAGAGTAAGCAGACGTAGCGCTCGCGCCCATGGCGATGAAGTTCACGTCGGTAATCTCCGCGATCTCGTTGGAGCTGTTGGTTACTGCCTCTGTCGTGGCGGATGCAGCGCCCTCCACCTGCTCTTTATACTGCGAGGTGTCAACGGCAAGAGAGGTCTCCTTGGAGGCCGTCTCGTCAAGCCCGTTCACGGCCCCGTTCAGGTCATTGACCGCAGCCTCGCTTTCCTTCGCGCCTCCAAAAAGGCCGGTGAAGAAGCTCACGACGCTGTTGACGCCGTCGGCCAGCCAGCCCACCACCTTTCCAAGCACCTCGGCGATGACCCCGAGAACGTCCCCGATAACGGTCAGCACAGGGCTGATCGCCTCAAGGATAGGGGAAATCGCGCCAAGGAGCTGCGCGATCGGAGGCAGGAAGGCTTCTGCGATCTTCTGAATGAGTGGGACAAGGGGCTGGATGATCGCCGTGTTGAGCGTGCCCAGGATGTCAACCAGGGGCGGCATGACCGCCTCTGCTATCATGCCCACCACGGACGCCAGGGGTGGAAGGATTGTCTGCGCGAGCTGGCCGAACACCTCGATCAGGGGTAGTCCGGCCTGGAATAGCGTGCCGATCACGCTGGTCAGTGTCGGAATGAGGGTTTGCCCAAGCTCGATGAGGATGGGCGCCGCCTGTGCCATGCCGTTGCTCAAAATGTCCACGAACTGCATGAGCATCGGCTCGATGACGGGCCAGTTGTCCATGATGGCACCGAGCAGGCTTTCGAGGACAGGCGTGAACTTCGCTCCGGCGTCGGCCATGAAGTTGCTCCAGATCCCCTTGAGGTCCTTGGTGCTGTTGACCAGGCCGCCGGTACTGTTGGCTGCTGCCTGCTGGAATCCGGTGCTTTCTTTGAGAAGGGCGTTCATACGGACCTGTGCCAGGGCAGCGTCGTCCAGCTCGTCAATCTGGCTCCCGAGCCCCATCTCCATAGCGGAGTTTTTCAGCGCCACTTCGTCGATGTGGACGCCATACTCCTCCAAGGCGGCGTTGTTGCCGCTGATGTAATCCTGGATGACGCCCAGGGCCTCGGTATCGTCCATGGCGAAGGCGTTGCCGAGGTCGTATGCGAGGGATGTCGAGATTTTAGAGAGCTCCGTTGCGGCTTCACCAGTGATACCAAGCTCGCCGTACATGGCCTTGTTGGAGACCATGAAGCTCTGGACCTCCTGGTCGCTGCGGTGGATGGCGTCGGCGTAGTTCTCTGCCCATTCTGCTGCATCAGTTCCAGCAAAGGAGGCCTCGAACTTCCTGCCGGTATTCTCTGCCAGGCCTGCCGCCTCTACGGCAGCAGCGCCCAGCTCCTTGAGCATATCAATACCAGCCTGAATGGCCTCGAAGCCGATAAAGGCAGCAAGGGCGCCCTTGATGGCGTCCTTGATCTGCGATCCTGCGCTGTCGCCCTCATCCCCCATGTCGTCGAGGTCTTTTCGGGCGTCGTCGGCGTCATCGCCCAGGCCGTTGAGCTTATCCGCTGCGGCCTCGATGGCCCCCAGGAATTTCCCCTTGATTGTGGAGATCGGATGAGTAAAGGCGGTGCCTATGCCCTTTATGCCAGTCTTGACCTTGCCGGTGAAGCCGGTGATCTTCTTTTCGGTGTATCCGATGGCTCCGTCGAAGCCGGCCTTGATGGTCTTTGTGACGCTGTTGCTCTCCTTCGCAGCAGCGCCCATGGATTTCCCGACGGCGGACCCGAAGCTCTCAGCCTCGCGGCCCATATCCCGGAAGCTGAGCTGGACATCATCGGCCCCGTCGCCGAGGTCGTCCAGGGCGTCGTCGGCGTCCCTGGCCCCGTCCACAATAGCGTCCGTCCCTGCACGGAAGCGGGCCCCCATACCCTGGGCGGCGTCTTCTGCGTCCTCCGCCGTGCTGGTGATCCGCTCCAGGCGGTCTATCGCGTCGTTGAGCTTTCCGATGGCGTCGTCAAGCCCAAAATCCATGCCAAAAGTGAGCTCCCGGCTGTCTGCCACTGGCCCCACCTCCTTTCTGCAAAAAGATAAGCCGCAGGGCTATCCACCCTGCGGCTTGCTCCACACTTCGTTGTAGAGTATGCGGGCCTGTATGACTTCCTGGTACTCTGCAAGGTCCATGGTCTTAAAATCATGGTAGGACAGGCCGCCCCCGGAGAATACCAGCACCCACATATTCTGGTTTCGTTTGGCCGCGCGGATGGCGCGGTCTACGTTGAGTTCACTCTCGAAGAAACTGCTCGATGGCCTTAATCAGCTTCTCCGGGGTCTTGATGTCGTCCTTCTCGTCGAAGTAGGAAATGCCCTCGGACTTGACCTCCGGGGGAGAGATCACCACGTTTCTGAGCATGGTGTCGATGTACTTCGTGGTGTCGCGGCGACCGTTGCCGGTCATGCCGCAGTCGTCGTTGGCGTTGAAGTACCAGGTCGGAGAAACAGACTGGAGGGTGTACTCCTGATCGTTGATCTTGACAACTTTCTGCTTAGCCATAAATTTTCGGTAGCCCCTTTCAGACAATGATTTCGGCCGGTTCGGCCAGTTTGGGTAGCCCTTCATGGGTCATCCCCCTTTAGCGGGGGACGACTGAGGGCACGTAGATGTTGACGGTGACGGTGCTCTGCTCCTTCTGGCGGGCAAGATCGGGCATTTTCATCACGCGGCAGTTATCCGCCGCCAGGGTGAAGGCGTCGGCGTCGTTCGCGTCAGAGATGTTGACGGAAACCGCCCGGCGCTTCGCCTCGATCTCCCGCAGATAGGAGAGGCTGGAGGACGTGGACATGAGGGTGAGGGCGACGGTGCCGCTCTCGTTGGCGTTCTCAGAGTAGGTGACGTCACCCTTTGCCCCCACAGAGGGGGTTACGCTGTCCTCGTTCTTGGTGATCGTGACGATACCATCAGCAGCAAAGCCGGTGATGGTGCGCCCGCCCACAATGACAGTGACCTTTTTAGGGTCATAGCTTGCGATTTCAATACCTTTTGCCATGGTGTGTTATCCTCCTTTCTTACGCGCTCAGGGTGGCCCGCAGCACGCCCTTGACCTTAACGCTGTGGACAGCGCCCTCAAGCTGAGCTTCCCAGGTAATGTCCGGCATTTGCCGCGCCCTGGCCTGCTCATCGGTGGCAGAGGCACGCTTCGGGACCACGACGGTATAGACGCCCTGGTCGCTCTCCGGGTCGTTTGCGATGATACCGAGCTCAACAGCGCGGTTGAGCGCAGAGTACACACCAGAGGCCACGAGGGCGAAGCCTTCGTCGGTGTAGCCGATCTTGGCATTCTCCAGGAAGATTGCGTACAGGTTCTCGCGCATGGTCTTTGCGATGTAGTCGGCCCCCATCTGCACGTCGATGAACTCGCCGTCGGCGCAAACGCCGTTCTTGACGTACTCCTGTTTGTACTCGACGGTCAGGAAGTTCACGTTTGCCTCTTCCAGGGCCTCGCGCTCAGCCAGGGTCAGGTCCGGTACGGAGATACCGTCCGGGCGCTTAAACTTCCAGGTCACGCTTTCGGGATAGAAGGGCCCCACGTTGCCCACGTAGGCGGCGTCAGGATACTCGTTGGCCTGGTCGCCATAGATCACGATGGCCCGGCGGTTGGTGATCTCAAGCTCCTTGTTCTGGGTGCGGCCAAAATAGAGCTTGCGGTGGTCTTCCTCACCGGCGCCGAGCTCGGCCTCGGTGGGCTCGGTGCCCTCGGCCCAGGCGGCCAGCGCCTCCACATAGTCGTCGCCGTCCTGATCGACAAGCAGGATATACCAGTCATCGTCAGTCTGGCGCAGGGTTTCGATGGCGGTCACAAGGGCCGCCGCCTTCTCGGCGTCGCCGGTTCCGGTGAGCTCTGCGATACCGGCGATCTTCACCTTTCGGATGAGGGTATCGGCAAGCGTGCCGCCCTGGTCGAACAGAGCTTCGGCCATGGCCGCTACCTTCTTGCCGGTGTAGTCGGTCTTGATGACGTCGAGGTCCCGATAAATCTTTACGTCCTTCTGCCCCTCGGTGGAAAGCAGCAGAATGTCCAGACTCTCGGTGCCGTTGGGCTTAGCGTCGATGTCAACGACCACAACAACGTCTTTCGGCATTCAAATCACTCCTTTACGGTTCCAATGATGTTAGGCTGTTCAACCTCGCTGACAGCAGCATGGTCGGACCGGGTGTAGCGTAGGCGGACGTCAAAGCCGAACCGGCGGCCCATTTCGTCCAGCTCCAGAGCGTCCCGGCTCGTGGCGTTGCTGATGTCAACGACGACGAAGCCGGCGTCCGAGATCGCGTCCCGGCCGGTGTGCAGGAAAAAGCCCTGGGCCAGCGTTGCCAGCTCCAGGGCCTCATCCGCGCCCAGGACCTCGACCTGGACGCCGTTGTCGTCATAGCAGCGGTTGATACTGCAAGCAGTAAATGACAGGGTGGCGGTCGGCTGCTCTACCCTGGCCGACACCAGATCATCGGGTGTAGCACCTTCCTCCAGTGAATAGTGACCGAGGCTTCCGTCCGGGATATAGTCGGCGGTCACGGAATAGATGATGAACGGAGGGTCGGCCTCCGGCTGCACCTGAGAGGCAAGCAGCACCGGAACGCCCACTACCTTGTGAAGGGCGGAGATGAGCGCGTTTCGCTTCTGGACGAAGCTCATACGGAGCTGCCCCCTTTCGGCGCGGCGCTGGTTCTGGCCTCCACCAGATACCGCTTCATCGGGTGAATACTGTTGTGCCCCAGCTCCTGGGTCACTGTGTAGGTGTTCCCACTGTCAGGGTCGTAGACCTGCGCTCCGGTCTTGAGCGCATGGCCGTTGGTGTAAATCTTCTCGCTCAGGTCGCTTACCGTGCCGGTGATCTCTCGACGAAGATCCCGGTCACTGACCGGGAGGACCGCGCCCTCGAAGGCGACGCGCTCTTCCTCGCCCTGGACCCACTGGCCGCCCTTGCTCTGGTCGTAATGGCCGCTCGCCCTGATCTCATACATGGTATGAAGCAGGCCGGACGGTATCATCGGCTGAGCCATTTTGAACAGGATACCCATTACTCTTCCACCTTCCATGTGATCGAATTTCTAAGCCGTCCAGTCACCATCAGGGGGCTGTCCGCATAGGAAGGGGCCCTTGCCCTCTGGATACTGCCTTTCGGGGTGAAGTTACCAGCCTCGGACATAAACTGCTGGATGAGCCCCACGGCCTGGCCGCCTATCCAATCGGCGGCCTGACGGGCCGTAGTTTTCCCCTGGTAGATGTCTGCGACCGCCTGCTGGACAAGCTGAGCCAGCTCGTTTTTGTTGTGGTCGAAGCCAGCGCGGATGAAGCTGCGCTCAGGGATAGTGACGGAGGGCAGAAGCAGGAACAGGAAGTTGAGATTATTCGCGTTCTCCGTGTTCTTCCGGCCCTTTTTGGCCGTCACTCCGAACAGGTATCCGTCCTTGGACCGGATAAAGAAGAGGTCCTGGAAGTCCCTGGGGCTCTTGTCGTAGCTGTCCTTGTGGATGGGGATACAGAGGTTTTTGGCGCTCTTCGCTGTGATCGTGGCCCCGTACTCATGCACGTTGGCGATCATCAGCAGCTCGCTATCCGCGTCCCCCTGGATACCGACCTTAATCCGCAGCTTGTTCAGTGTTTCCATCTCCGCCTTCACCTTGCGAAGGTACGGGACGATCTCATCGTTTACCCTCATAGGCTCACCACCTCATGTAGTGGGCGAGGGTTTCCATCCACGACGCCCTGGGCTCCTTGTCGAATGTCCAGCTCACGTCAGAGATGGAGAAGGCGGAAAGCCCCTGAGCCCCATTCCGCAGGATGGAGAACTCCTGTTCTGCGATACCCCACACAATGGCGATGATGTCAGCCGGCAGGTCGGACGGCTCATCCTCCGTGGCGTCCTTGGGAAGGACATAACCGGCGGTGAATTTGACTTCCAGATACCGCTTCGGGGCCATGTAGTCATTTGCCAGCCCGCCGATGTATCCACGGAATATCCAGCCAGCGTCCCGGTATAGCACGCCGACGTCGCCGGTCATGGTGAAGTCGTAGCTGTCCGGGTCGATGTTCTGGCCGGTGTCCGTGTCCTTGACGTACTCAACGGACCGGATAGGGTACTGAGTGAGCACGAGCTCCTGAGCTCCGGGGGCGACGTACCTGTGGGTGTAGGTGGCCTTCCCGAACTTCCGCCCGGTCATGGTTTCAATCCAGGCTGAGGCCGAATTGATAAGCCGGATGATATTATTCTTGACGGCGGTGTCTGCCGCCTCGGCAGGTATCCCCAGGCGCTCCATCGTGTCTTCGAGTGTAGTCATGGCGTTATCGGCCAGCTCCACGGTCGGCTCGTTTGCCATACTGTCGCCTCCCTTCTGGAAGGGCGCGGATTAGTCCTCCACGCCCTCCTTCTCAGACTTGCCGCCGCTGTTGGCGGTTTTCTTCTCCTTGGGGCCCGCCTCGCGCTTGTTCTCGGCGGGTTTCGTCTTGGGGGAAGGATAGGACCTTACCATGATTAAAACCTCCTTGTAGGGCCTCTCAGGGCCAAATTAGACGGGGACCTCGGAAGCGTCGCCCAGGGCAAGAGCCGCGGTAGCGGTGCAAGAAGGAGTGCTGCCGCCGGTGCAGGTGATCTCATACTTGATCTTGACGAACTGCTTGCAGCCCACCAGGTCAAGGTCAATGTTTACCAGGGCGCCGCCCGCGGCGTCGGTATCAATGGAGATTGCTCCGTCACCGTCCAGGGCCTTGTCAATGGGGATGAGCTTGTCGGCGGCGGGGGCGTAGCCGCTGCCCTCTTCGTCGCTTTCGGTAATGGTCAGCTTCACAGCCATTCCGGTAGGGGTGCCGGTGGGGGTGCCCACCAGGACGCCCAGGACCGCAGAGAGGAAGCCCTCGCGGTCGATGGCGTCCTCACTGGTGTAGGGGGTCACTTTGACATTCTGAATAAGTGCGCGTTTCATGTGGTTTTTCCTCCTTGTGTTGAAAAATGGAGATCGGGGCGCGAGGCCCCGATCTTAGAACGCCTTGATGTTCTTGACGTGCAGGAAGCTCTCCTTGTGGCGGGCAGCGATGTCAACGTACATCAGCGCACGGGTGGCCGCGAGGTTTTCCTCGAAGGCGTTGTGCTGATTGCCGTCCTCATCGACCCAGGAGCCGTCCAGGGTGGTGTAGGTTTCAAGGCCCATCTGCTCGCCCACCAGCAGGTCGGCCCAGTTGCCGAAAGCCAGCTCAGTGAGGCCGGTGCTGTCGGTGGTGATCTGGTTGGACACGCGGTAGGGGAAGCCCAGCAGCTTGCCGGTGTTCATTTCCTCGCGGTAGATGTAGGCGCCGGTGGTGGTCTTGAGGTTCATCAGGTAGCCTTCCAGCACGGAGTTGAAGGCCCAGCCGAGTTTCTGGTCGTCCACGTTCTTTGCCAGGACCTTAGAGCGGACGAACACAGGGAAGTCCGCGGTGATCTTGCCGTTGGTGTCGGCCAGATCGGTGTTGCCCACGGTCTTGGCGTCTACGTGCTCAACCTCCTTGTCGGTGAACACGCCGAGGGGCTGGAACTCGCCGCCCTTGCCGAACATAGCGCCGAAGTCAAGACCCAGCTCCATCCGGCGGGTCAGATCGTTGGCGAAGAGCTGGTCGGCGGAGTAGTTGGTGCTCATCAGCAGCTCGCGGGTCTGAGGCACGATAGCCTCCAGGCGCTTTGCGGACAGCCGAATGTTGCCGTAGGTGGGCTGGGTCTTTGCGATCTTCCGAGCCTCACCGCCCCAGGTAGCGCGGGCACCGCCGGTCATCTTGGGAATGTTGAGGTTGCCGTTCGCCATGGGGACCTTCTGAGCGCCCAGCTCGAAGATCACGGTCTTGGAGTACAGCAGCTCAATGATCTGGTCGAGGTAAATCTCAGGGATGAGATAGCCTCCGGCGGCGGGGTTGGTGGCAGACAGGGCCTTGAACTCGCGGGCCATGTCGCCGTCGTCGTACTTCTTGCTGGCGTAGAAGGCGGCGGCGTCGGGGTCATGCTTGCCGAACACGTCCAGGCACTTGATCGCGCGGGCGAGCTGCACCGCGGGCGGGATGGACTTCTTGGAGGCGGGAGCAGCAGAGCCGCGGCTCATGTAGATGTTGCTGTACTTCCGCTGGACGAGGGAGGCCGCGCTCTTGCGGGCACTTTTGGTCTGGTGCTTATAGGTGAAGGACTTCCGGCGCTTCGCCTCATCGGTTGCGACGCCCTCATCCTCCTTCATCTCTTCGTCTTCCACGCCGTCGCTCTCCTTGGTTTCGTCCTGGGTGGCGTCGATGATCTCGCCGACGGCCTCCATGACCTCATCGGCGGTGACGTCGCCCAGCTCTTCGCCGGCCTCCTTGCGGGACTTCCGCTTCTCGGCCACGACGTCCATCGCCTGCTCGATCAGAGCGGAGATGTCAGCGGGGGCAGCTTCCACGGCAGCGTCGCCGCCTTCGCCCTCGCCCTCGGCCTTTGCCTCGGCCTGCTCATCCAGAGCCTCCTTGACGCAAGCCTTGATCTTCTCGGTCAGCTCATCAGCTTCCATTTTCACGGACTTACGCTGAGTTTTGGTATTGATAGCCATGTGAATAATCCTCCTGTTACAGTAAAATTTCGATGGTATTGCCGGAACGGGACGCACCCTTCACGGCGGGTCTTTGCTTCGGGTTGGTAGACTTCTCGGTTTCGCTTGCCTCCCGGATGATACTGTCGAGGGCTTTCGTCGCGGCCTTCATGGACGCGCTGGCGTCCTTGAGGGCCTTCAACCGGGCTCCGCTGATTTTCCGGCCGGCCTTGACCTCTGCGGTCGCCTCTTCCACGAGGGACACGGCGTAGTCCGCAACGTCGCGGGCCTGCTTGTAGTCGGTGATGACCGCCTCCGGGTTCATGGCCCAGGTGACGACCGACACTTCCCACAGCTTGACTTCCCGCAGGTGGCGGATACCGTTTTCGTCGTAGTCGAAGACGATGGGGTCATATCCGATGGAAAGCTCGTTGAGTACCCCGTCTTTCAGCAGCACTTTGATGTCGCGTCCCATCGAAGTGTCGCTGATCTTGGCCTTAATGAACAGGCCGTTGCTGTCTTCCCTCAGCTCAAGGGGTCTGCCGATGGGAAGCCAGCAATCATTGTGCAGGGCAAGGATTTTCACCCTCTCCCAGCCTTCGGCGATTGTCTTCGTGAAGGCTCCGGGCTCGATGATGTCGCCGCCGCTGTCCACATTTCCGTAGACCGCAGCATAGCCGCTGAAAATGCCGCTCTCTTCGTCGTACTCATCGGTGCGGAAGGATAGGGTCTTGTACTCGGTTTTCACGCTCTTCTCCTTCACCCCCTTTCTGAGCGAGCTTTCCCAGGCTTTAAGCCCCCGGCGGGGGGCATAATAAGACGGCGACACCCGCAGGTGGGAAACTGCGAGCTTCGCCGTCAGGACGGGGTCGTCGTTGGTGATGTTGGTATCCGGGTGGGCGGTGCCGTGCTCCAGCTCCGCGGTCATCCCGGCGGCCAGTGATTTCAAATCGAAGTGCTCCGCCTCCAGGTTTATCCCGGCGGCCTGAGCGGCTTCCCTGGCCTGCTGTTCAGTAAATTCCATGAGGCAATCCTCCTTACTTGTCGAACGTCAGGAAGCAATGGCAGTTGACGACCTCGGCGGGGTCGCTGCAATCCGGGTCGCAGGGCCTCATAAGGCCGTTGGAGAACTTCGCGTCAATGGGGACGCGCTCGCCGTTCAGCCTCTTGTGGGACGGCCTGGCGGCTGCCATGTTGGCGACGTGCCAGGTCTTCCAGGCGGCTCCAGCCTTTCTCATCATGTCGTAGTGGCCGGTCAGCAGAGAGGTGTTGCACTCCTGGGTGGCGATGGTCCGCGCCCTGGAGGCCGTGGTCCCCATTTCCTGCTCGATCTGCTTTGCAATCGTGGCCCGGCTGTCGCCGTGCTCCAGGCCGGCAGAAACAATGCGGGCGATGGACTGCTGGGTGGTCTGAGTGATACCCTTGACACGGACGCCGCCCCGGAGCTTCGCCGTGCTGATGAGCTCCGGCCTCTGGATGGCCTGGAGGTTGTAGAGCTTAGCGGAGAGGCCCGCGCCCTTGTCGTAGCTCTCCTTCCACAGAGGTTCAAAGATGTTCAGCAGCGACATTTCCTCCTGGGGCCAGTCGATCAGGCCCAGGGTGAAGCCGGACACCAGGCGCTCCCGCTCTGCTTCCGAGAGGGCTGCCCAGGCCGCCGCGCTCTGCTCCGCGGCGTCTTCGCTGTTCGGGTCATAGCCAGGGATGGAGGACATCAGAATGTCCCACACGCTCCGGTCGTCCTTCGTGGTGCCACTCATGGCCTCGCTCACTCGGCGGCCCTGCTCCCGCAGGTACTTGAGGGTCGCAATCTCGAATTTGTGGGTCTGGTCCCGCTCCGCCTGCAATAGGGCCCGCTGGGCAGCCTGGACGCGCAGGTCCTTGAGCTCTTCCGGCGAAGCACCCTTGGAGGAAGTGATTTCAACCGCCCCTGCGCCCTCTCCGGCGCTCTCTGAGCCGCTTTCGGCGTCCAGGGGTATCCCATCATCCGTGATCTCGATTTCCTGCTCTCCGCCCGTCTCAAGCGGTGGTGCGCCCTCTGAGAACTGGAGGTTTGCAGCAGCGGTAGAGATCGCCACGGGGTCGTCGTCCTCGTGCAGGTAGACGTCGGAGAACTGCGTCTTGTAGACGTCGCCGCCGACCTTGGCCGGGGGCATACCCAGCTTCTCACGGGCCTCATCCTTGGTGAGCAGGCCGGCGTTCCAGCCGTCGATACCCACGGCCTTGTCGAACTCCTGGTTCCGCGGGATGATGTCGTTGAAGCGCCACACCAGGTCAGGCCCGAAATAGGGGATGATCTGGTGATTGATCGCCTCTTCCCGGCGGCGCAGGTTCGGCATGAGGACGTTTTGAGCGTAGATGAACTGGGCCGCCTCGCTGGTGGCCCGGTTACTACTCTCAGTAATACCCATGATCTCCCGCGGCACGCCAAAATGCTCCAGGACGGCGTTTCGGAGGAAGGTCCGGCCATTCACCATGTCCATGTCCTTCATCGTTTCGCCGATCTTATTCACGGTCACGTCGCCGTTGACGGTGGCGACGCCGTGGCTCTGGAACATACCCCGGAACCGCTCAAGCCATTCCGCCCGGAACCGCTTCCGCTGGTCCTCGGTGCTCTTCGGCATGGATATAATCAGGTTCGGGGTGGCGTCGTTGAAGAAGAAGCGCTTCTGGAATTTCGCGGCGTACTCATCGGTTTCGATCTCATCCGCCAGGGCCTCAGACTGGCCCAGGCCGCGCTTGAACGGGTCCAGCGGGTTCAAATCCTTCATCACGAACATATCGTCAACGGAAACATTCATCAGAAGGCCGTTGGTGAGCCGGACCGTGTAGTACGGGTGATCCTGGTACGGGGTCATCTGGACCCAATGCGTCGGGACCGGCCAGAGCTCCACCGGGATACCGAGCGCCGTCTTCTCGATGATGAAATATCCCTCGCCCTTGAGCTTGAGGTAAATCTCCAGGAGGCGCCACAGGGCAGCGTTGCTCATCTCGTGGAGAGGGTTCGGGTTCGCCCAGAAGTCGAGGAATGGGTGGGCGGTGAGCTCGTGCTCTTCTCCGTTTTTGTCCACGCGGTAGAGCTTCCCCTCGGCGAAAGAGAGGTCCGAGGCTATGCGCTCGATGACCGCGAGGCGCGGGCTCGATCTGTACGCCTCAATCCATTCCTGAGTGTTCCTCTCAGGCGGGTTTGTCCAGCGGGGCAGCATGATACTCTCGCTTTGGTACGCGCGGCTTGCGCGCCCTCCGCCGCCCCTATTCCAAAAAGGCACGGTTACTCGCCTCCCTTGCTTTTGGGCTTCTTGCCGAGCACCTGCACCGCCCTGGGGTTAGAGGGCCCTCCGGTGATCTTCTGCCAGATCGCGCGGGCCTCCTTCATGGTGTCGGCTCGGATATACTTCATCGGCCAGCCGTCGGCTGACACAAGGTAGCTGCATTTCTTTTTCACGGTGTCCCTCCTTAGTCGATGGTCCAATCGCTGATTTGCGGGTCATGCAGGGCCAGGGCCAGGGCGTCGCCCATATCAGGGGACGACAGGCCGCGTTTCTTCATGGCCTCTTTCTTCTCCAGCTCGATCTTGCCAGCGCTGTTCACCACGTACTTCCGGTTGGAAAGCTGGCTGATCTGCTTATCGTCATACCAGAGCTTGAGGGTTTGGGTCCGCAGCGCCTCTCGGACCGCGCCCCACATGAGGCCGGTGCTGTTCTGGTAGTCGATGGGGTCATCGTCGCTGATCGTGCCGCCCTCTCCGCCAAAATGGCACTCCACGATCTCCAGGGAGAGAGGCGGGGGCGGGTCCTCGCTGTCTGCAAAGAGGCGGTCCCGCTGGTCGTTTACTTCCTCCACAATCTGGTCCCGCAGCTCCATGAGGCGGTCGAACACGCCGACGCCCAGGCCGTCGCAGTCGATCTTGACGTGGATTTCGGCCCACGGCTGCGCCAGAGCATACCGCTTGATGAGCTGTACAGCCTTGCCGCTCAGCTCCATGGTGTCGTTGTGGTGGTAGACCTCCGGCTGCTCCTGGAGCTTCTTGTCCAGGACCGGGGACAGCACGGAGCTGTCGTCGCCGTAGCGGGCGACGTCAATCCCGATGTCCACGCGGGCCGCGCGCTCGATCTCCGGGGCCTCGGCCTCGCTGGCTCGCTCTGCCCACTTCATAGGGATGAAGCTGTCAGGCAGGGCCTTCGGGAACTCTCCGGCGACACGCACACGGAAGACGTCGCTGTCCTCGCCAAACATATCAATGATGGTGTCGATGAACTGCTGGTCCACACGGCTGCTGTCCCGCCCGTCAATGTGCATGGCGTTGTAGAGCTCCCGCGATTTGTGGTGGCTGTCATAGAAAAAGCCGGTGATCTTGGTGGGGTTCCCACACATCACCAGCTTTGCGCCCTCGGTGGACAGGGCGCCGAGGACAGGCTCGAATATCTCATCTCGGACGCCGGAGGCTTCGTCGATGATGTAGAGGACGTGCTCAGCATGGAAGCCTTGCAGGGCGTCCGGCTTGCTGGCCGTCCGGCCTACCGCGAACCACTCTTCGGGGTGGCCCCTCATGTAGACCTTTTCCTTCGTCCAGATGAGCTCCTGGGACAAGGCCGGGTTGCTTCTCAGCCATTTGGCGATCTCGGCCCACAAGATGTCCCATAGCTGGTGCTGGGTGGGAGCGGTGCAAGGTATCTTCGGATAGGGCCTGGTGGTGAGGAACCAGATCGCAAGCCAGCTCTCCACCGCGCTCTTCCCGATACCGTGGCCGCTCCGAACGGAGGTCATGGGGTACTTGGCTACGCTGTTCAAGATGGCCCGCTGATTGCTGTCCGGCTTCGCCCTGATAATGTCCTCCACGAAGTCAACCGGATTGTCCGCATAGTAGAGAATGGCGTCACTTGTCAGGTTCATTCTGCTGCCTCCTTCGCTCCCATGCCTCGGAGATCACGTCGGCAAGGCTGCTGCTGGCGGCTTCGGCTCCGGTGTCCGGGTTGGTATCCTTTACGATCTCCGTTCGGTTTTCGCGCTCCAGCTTCGTAGCCTCCCGGATGAAGGCGACAAGGTTCTTCGGGTCGATGTCCCGCGGGTCCATCTCTTTCAGAGCTTGAAGCGCCTTCTGCTGCATTTTCATGGCAATGCTGATATGGCGGTCTGCCATCTGGCGGGCCTTCTTGACCGCCTCGGCGTGGGCCTGGCGCTGGAGGTCATTCTCGTAGGCTGCCACCCTTTCTACCCACTGGTAGTTGGCACTCCACCGGCTGATGAGCTGCCTACTTTTGGACAACTGCTCGCTAACAAGCCGTTGACTTCGGGTTTCTCCCAAATTTAGGTAACACTGAAATGCCTCATACGCCTTTACGCTCTCGCCCTCTTGCCGCTCCCATGGCTTCGTGTCGCTGCGTTTCGGCATTTCGTTTCCCCTCCTTCCAGGGCCGGAAGCCGTTACTTAACAGCTATCCAGCCGCAGAAGTTGAGGCAGCGCCAAAACATATCCACCTTTCGGAAACCGGCGGTCCGCAGCAGGTCCGCATTCCACTCGGCCTTGAGCGGCGACAGCACATTTTCAAGGCTCCGGCGCTTCGCCGCGATCTGCTCTTCGGTGTATCCGTTTTCCCGCTTCATCTCGTAGTAGAGCTCGACCATCAGGTCGTCCATGCTCTCGCTGAGGATTTTCTCAACGAAGATCAGGGCCCCGCCAGGCTCCAGGCCGTCGTAGATCATCCGCAGCATGGACGGGCGGTAGGCCGTCGGCATGAACTGCATAGACAGGACGGACAGGACCAGGCTCGCCCCCTTCTTGAGCGGCAGGAAGCTCCAGAGGTTCCCCTCCTGGACGGACACTCTCGGCTCATCCTGGAAGCGATCTCGGCAGGCCGCGGCCATGGCGGGGGCGTTGTCGATCAGCAGGAAGTCGTTGACCTCTCCGTACTTGGTGACGAAGGGCTCCACAGCCAGGCCGGTGCTGCACCCCACGTCTACGATCAGGGTTTCCGGCTTGATGAACCGCTCGCCCAGCTTGTAGGTCAGGGCCCGCATAGATCGGTAATCCGGGATACTCCGCTCAAGCATATTGGCGAAGCAGGCGACCACTTCTCCGTTGAACTCCCATTTCTCGCCGGGGTTTACGTTATCTCTCATGTTTCCGCTCCTTCCTTCGGCGGAGGCAGGCGGATACCGAGCCGGTGCTCGAACGCCTCCCGCGCTCTCCCGGACAGGCCCATGCGGGTTCCGTCGGGGTATGGGAGCTCAAACTCGAAGTCCAGCGCAGCGGCCAGAGCCGCAGGGTCTACTTTCGGTTCCGTTACCTCCATGTACCAGAATTTCGATATGAGGTCCAGGCGCTTGACCCTCCCGAAGCAGGGCGCGAATATTTCCCGCATTTCCGCTTCGGTGTGGCCCTTCTGGACCTTCGGGTGATTTCCTATGTCCCCCAGGATGGTGTTCGGCTCGTAATCGAGATCGAAGGTCAGGGTTTTTTCAGCCCCGATGAACTTCTTCTTCGTATTGACGAACTGAGGCGCCTTGTTGCTCTGGCACCAGCAGACCACCGTCCCGCCGGGGGCGCAAAGGGCGGCGGCGATCACGGCGATCTGCTTCCGATCTGCCATAAAGGGCACGCTGTTGAACACGCTGGAGATGAAGACGCTGCTGTACTGCGTGCCGGCCTCGACCTCATCCAGGAAGCGGGCGGCGATCTCCAGACTCTTTTCCTTGTGTATCTTCTCGCCCACGGTCACGAAGTAGGGCTCGAAGGCGGATACGTGGATACCGGCCTTTCGCAGCGTGCGGGTGTTGTTGAGCTTCCCGGCTCCGAAATCAACGACGCTGGAGCCGTAGTAGCTCCGCCACTTCTCCAGGGCCGCCCCCTCCAGCTTGCAGAAGTCCCGGCCTCTGTTGTTCGGGAAGATACCCTTGAAGAAGCCGTCCCCCAGGGCGGCGTTGCCCTCGGTGTCGGTTTCTCTGGTGTTCCTCTCCCGCATGAAGCTGTTGAACCGCAGGTCGTCAGCGTAGGTGCTTTCCATGTCGAAGTCCATCGACAGCAGGTTCAGCATGGAGGACGCGAAGGCTTCCTGGGCTTTGCTGACCGTCACGCAGGCGATCACCTTCCGCCCGGCCTCGGCGGCCACTTGCAGGCGGCCTATCCCGTTGATGACGTTCCCGGCCTCGCCGATCACCACCGGCATAGCGCTCCCGATACGGCGCTCCAGGGATTTTGCAAGCTGCTTGATGTGGGTGTCGAAGCTCCGGTGATTGAGCTTCGCCAGCTTCACCACGTCCATCCGCCGGAGGGCGTGGACGCACGGGAAGGAGGCGGGGGTGTTGGGCTCGATGTCCGGCAGCTCTCCGGTCATGGCCTCGATGTCCATTTCATAGAGCCGGCGCTTGATGATCGCGCAGGTGTCTTGCTTCTGGAGGTCGTTCGTGGCCCGATTGAACAGGACGTTCACGGCCCGGCGCTCTCCCAGGGTTTTCCCGCTGACGTACTCCACCGGGATATGCTCGAAGCCCATCCGGGAGGCTACAAGGTGCCGCTGGTGTCCGCTGAGGATTTCCCCGCTCTCGTCGGCGTAGATCGGCAGCAGGAAGCCCAGCTTGCGGAGCGACAGCTCCGTGAGGGCCAGGCGCTTTTCATCATTCCGCCTGGGGTTGTACTCTGACGCCTGCACGGCGTCGATAGGGACCAGCTTAATCATGCTCCAGCAACCTCCGTTTGATCTCGTCGGCGATCTCGTGCTCATCGAAGACGCCGGTATCCCGGATAGCTTCGATCAGGCGCTTGTACCTGACAACCTCGACCTTGAAGTGCAAGTGGCCGATACGGACAAGCGTCGTGCTGAAACTGGGGTCGTCGTCCGGCTCCCGGTCTTCCTGGCCCTCTTCTGGCTCATCGTCCCCCTGGCCTTCCAGGTCTTCGCCGTCTTCGCCGAAGTCGTCAGGGTCCGGGTCTGCCATGTCCTCAAGCTGCCGGTAGACCATGAGCTCGTCATGGTCGAAGCCGGTTTCATACTCGATGACCTCATCATCCCGCAGCAGATTGCCCAGCTTCTCAGTGTCCCAGCGCCCGTCAATCCGGTTCAGCGCAAGACAGAGCTTCTTCTCCTTCGCTTCGTCCGGCTGATCTATGACAGAGCACAGGACCTCAGCCTTCCCCATGTCCCTGAGCACGGTTAGGCGCTGATTGCCACCAATGCAGCGCATATTGTGCAGGTTCACGACCGGGGGCTCCACCATGCCGTTGATCTCAATGCTCCGGCGCAGAGCCTTGTACTCCGGGCTCCCGCGCTCGATGTCCTCACGCGGGTTATAAGGCGGCGCCACGATGTCGGAGATCCGCAGGACCTCCATCCGGGTTTCAAATTTCATCGAACAGCCTCCTTTTCAGCTCAGCGCACACAAGGTCCTGAGTGAAGCCCACCTTCTCGCGGACGTCGGCCATCAGGTCCTCGAACTCTGCTTCATCCAGGCGGAAAGAGAAGTCGCCCACCTGGCATTTGATACCGTCGGCGGTGTCTTCCTTCTTTCCCTGGGTGGGCGGGTCCTCATCCTCTCCCAGCTCATCGCCGATCTCTCCGAGCAGATCGTCAATGTCAGACTGCGTGAAGCCGGTGGACAGCAGGTTTTCCCCGTCGTCGATAAGGCCCTGGAGGACGTCGGCCAGTTGGCCGTAGTCCCATTCGCCGTCCAGCTTGTTCAGGGCAATACAGAGGGCCTTCGCCTGGGCCTCCGGCATATCGACCACCACGGCGACCGTCTCAGTCTCACCGGCGGCCAGCAGCACGGAAAGCCTCTGGTGCCCGCCGATCAGGCAGTTGTCCCGGAGGTTCACCACCAGGGGCAGCACCAGGCCGTTTTCCGTAATACTGGCGTCCAGGGCCTTGTACTCCTGGTCCTTGGCCGTGAGCTGCACCCTGGGATTGTAGGGCGCGGGCTTGATGTCGGCCAGCTTAATTACTCGCGTTTCCACTTTTCCACTCCTTCCGGTTAAAAATGGGTATAAAAAAAGCGGGGCGCTTTCGCGTCCCGCTGGTGGCCGGGTGTTCAGTTATCCAAATAGGCTGCACTGGTCGAAGGACGGGACCTTCACCATGCCCGCCGTCTTGATGAAGCGGTCATAAGGCTGGGCCTCAATCCCATACCGGGCATACATGGTCCGGGTCTTCGGGTTGCTCTCCACAGCGTAGTAGAGGCTCCCGTCGCTCCCGTGCTTCGGGAAGATGAACCGCTGGAGGGCGCTCTCCTTGAAGACCGGGGGCTCGCCGTTGATGTCGTTGAAGTACCACTCCTGGGGCTGCCAGCCGGTCTTCCGCTTGATGTTCTCCATGGTCTGCTTCATCTGGTAGTCCGGCCTGGCCGTCACAATGATGACATAATCATCCTTGATCGCCTCGATCAGGTCGGCCCGGTATTCCTCGGCTTCCATGCGCCGGGAGAAGGGGCGAAGCATACGGGTTGTAGCCTGGTTTCCCACGAGGGTATAGTTGAGGTCTAAAAGACAAATCCGCTTCATAGTAGGTTCTCCTTTTCGGTAGTTATTTCCGCACTAATATTATACCACTTTTCGGGGCTGCTGTCACAGGTTTTACCAAAAAAGAGCGGATTTTTGCAATAAAAATCAGCCGGAGATCGTGCTACCGGCTGCTGATCGTGAAGGGAGTATCTTAGGTGCAACTTCACATCATAAAGGCATTATACCACGTAAAATTGCACCAGTCTATTGCACGATTTTTGCACCGATAAATTGCACGCCGTCACTTTATGGCTTCCGCTCCATAGAGCCAGACCGCGAGCCTTTGCACAAGCCGCTTCCGGTTCCTCCAGACGGTCGTTGTGTCGCATGGAATGAGCTCAGCCACGCGCTCATCGGGGAGATCGTCAATGTATCTGCCTGTGACGGTCAGATAGTAGTCGTCCTTCTCGATGGTGGCAAGGGCCCGCTCCATGACCTCGATCTCATACTCATCCGCAGCGATGGTGGCCTCCAGGTCCATCACGGCTGCCTCAAAGATTTCCTCCGGGGTGAGCCGGACGCCCGACTTGCTGAACCGGGTAATACTCTTGCTCCGTCCCCTGGGCCCGTACTGCCTGAGCTCTTCAAGGCGTTCTTTGTCATCATCCCGCTTATTCCGCAGGACCGGCAGGGCGTAGAGGCGGCGCTCGGTGGCCTTGAAGGCGTCCTTGGCGGTCCTCTCCGCGGATATGCGGCCAGCCTCAACGGCCTGCCGGATGATGTCTTGCGTGCTCTCTTTTGGTTTGCCCATTGAAATGTCGCCTCCCGTGTGGTAAAATAGCTTTGTCACGGGCTGTCTTCCCTTCGGGGGAGGCGGCTTTTCTTTTTACTCTTCTGATGATTGGTTGCGGCCGGCGCCGCCTTTGATGACGGTGAACGTAGCCCTCACAGCTTCCGCCCTGCGGTCCTCCCGCCTCTTCCGGCACGCCTCAGCTCTTTCCTGCACCTCGATATACTTGCGCGGGAGCTTCCGCTTCTCACACTCCGGGCGCCGCTGGCTCTTCTTGGTGTAGTCCCCGTCGTAGTGCTTGCACTCGTCGCAGCAGTAGCAGATGTCATCGACGTTCTGGAGCTCTCCTGGGGTGAAGTACCACGCTTCCAGCTCGGCGTTATAGAGGCAATGATCGCAGGCGCAGCCGTGGCAGCTCATTCGACGATCATCCAGTCGTCGGCCAGCATATCAGCCTGGGACGCGAGCCACCCCATTTGAACACCAGAGGTTCCCACAAAGGCAAGGGCCCGATTTCCAATGGCCTCATGCTCGGAGTTGACGATCTCTCCCCGCGGGTTTGCGTAGCTGATACAGGTCGCAAGCTCCACATACTGGCCCTTCCCGTTCCATCCACGCCGGGCGATCTTGAGCCCCCTCTTTGCCGCCTCAATGGCAAGGCCGAAACTCAGGCCGTCCGTGGGCCGGTAGGCTTCCTCGAAGACTTCCTTCGGGCTCCAGCTCACATAGCCGTCCGGGTAGCGGACCCGGTAGCCATCCTTCACGCTGGGATAGTTGGGGAAAGCCTCGTGCGGGTCCCTTGTGATGACGGTATTTCCGTTTCCGTCCATGCAGCGGAAGGCGGGCTCCGCCTCGATCAGCTTCGTTCCGATGTACTTCTTCATGCTCATCCATCCTTTCTGAAAGCTCCGGTCAACCGCTGCCAGAGGGACCGGCGCGGGGTCTGGGTGCTGGGCGTCCTGGTCCACCAGGCGTCCATGGGAACGGCCTTTCCGGCCTGTACGGGAGTGATCTTCAACTCCTTCATCTTCTCGCGCATTTCCTCGACGTTGGCGCGAAGGTAGCCTCTGGCTGCCTGCTCCGCTTCCAGCTCCGCGACCCTGCGCTCCAGGTTACGGAGACGGTGCTCCCGGCGGGCGCTCATCGTGCAGCTCCATCCAGAAGCTCAGCCAGGCGGTCGTAGGCCCGCCGGACAATGGCGCTCTCCCGGCGCGTCTGGTTTATGCTCTCTTCGATCATCCCGCGGGGGAGGCCGGGAGCCATGAAGCCCAGGAAGGAGGCGGCCATGGGCGAGGACTTGGCGCTGCGCTCCCACTTGTCGGCCAGCGTTTTCAATTCATGCAGCAGCATGACATCTTCACCAAACGCGCTCACCCTCACATGGGGCGGCGCGGGGACGTCCTTCCCCTCGGTGTCCCCGGTGCTGGGGCCGATCATGGTAATGGCGGCCATGATCGCGTCGTTGTCCTTCTTGGCAACCTCATCGTTGGTGTGGATATAGGCATCGCGGGCCCGCTCGGCCAGGTCGTTCAGTTGCTCGATGATCTCGTGCTTGTTCATGGTGTTTCCTCCTTGATGTTTATTCCCTCCAGGAAGAGCAGCACGCCGGGGCCGCCTATGCGGACCTCGAAGGGCGCCGCCTCCTGGGGCGTCATGTACTTGTGCCCGTATCGGGCCTTCATGTCCCGCCAGACCTCCCATGGTATCCGGTAGAAGCCCACCGAGCCGAAAGAGCAGAGGACGAAGGCCAGCGCTCCGAACTGGTGCGCCCTCTCCAGGCGGTCGGCCTGATCTGGTGTCACGCGGTCCTGGTTCATTCTCTCGGTGTCGGTGTACTTCGCCTCGAAGTTGACCGCCCGGCCCCCGAACAGGAAGCCCTTGTAGTCTGCCTGGGCGGTGCTGACGTAGTGGGCGATGAACTTCCCGCCGCCCAGGTCCTTGGTCGGCTGCATGGGCTCCGGCGTCTTCTCGATGTCCGCAATCTGACGGAGCCGGTAAAAGTCGCAGGCCCCGTTTATCATCTGCTCAAAGAAGGCACCCTGAGCCCGGTTCTTGCGGTTCTGGTATCTGAGGGCGGCCCTGGCCCTCTCGCTCGGTGTCATGCTCTATGATCTTCCTCCCTTCGGCCTCGGTGAAGAATACGGTCTTCCCCCACGCCTCCAGCATGGAGAGCGTGAAGGGGACCGCCTCGACAATGCGGCGCGGAGTTACGACCTCTCCAAACAGGAATATTTCGGCCTGCTGCACTCCGTGGTGGCACGCCGGGTTCGATCTGACGCGCCACACCGTCGTGCCCAGGGGCACCGGGAGCCGGAGCAGGAGGCCCGCCGCTTCGTCCGCGCGGTATCTCTCCAGCTCCATTGCGATCTTCCGGGCGTATTCGTCCTGCTGCATTGTCAATACTCCTAACTTTTAAGGCTTATTTCTTGTTGTTTCACGTGAAAATCCACAATTTCCACCAACTTTTGCACAGGGTCGGGCAGCTTTCACAAGCTCATCAACGATCCTCCCCTCAGACGTGCCGGCCTTCCGAGCCATTTCCTCCAGGTGGAAGGCGGTCTGGCTGGTAACGCGCAGCGTGATCTTCTTCTTGTGCAGGCTCATGCCTCGCCCTCGGCTTCTGGCAGGAAGCCACGGCAACGTGCGAGCGTCTTCATTTTGCGGATGGTCTGATCGCTCACGCGGATACCGTCTTCTCGGCGGATACCGAGCTCGACCAGGAAGTCGTTGATGATCTCTTCCTTGGTGGGGCCCGCCGGACGCTGGCCGGCGGCCAGGCTGTCCAGATATTCGCAGAGCTGGGCGTCGGTCATCTTGCGGACCCTGATCGCCCGTTCGTGCTGTTCCTGCTCAAAGTCAGTCCTTCGGCAGCTTCGCTTCTTCATGTGCTGTTTCTCTCCTTTCTCCTGGGGCACCAGGGCGGCGAAGATCGGGTGTAGCGGCCTGGCACCGGGCGGGCCGGGCGGTCGTCGTAGCCCTCCGCCTCCCATCCGATCTGACAGGCAATCGCGGTGCCGCGGCGTCCCTGGGGCGTTTCCTCCCGGTGCTCGCACTCCTTGCAATGAGGGACAGGGCCGGGGCCCTCTGGCATGGATTTCATGCCGTCCGGGAGCTCCCGCATGAGATCATCGCCCCACACAGGCTTGAGGCTGTCTTTCATAAAGACCGCCGCGCCTGTGATCTTTGTGGCCTCCACGATCTTCTCCACCCATTCCCGTTTCGGCTGGTGGTATTTACTGCCCGGCCCCGTCATGGCCCCGACGATGAGCCAGCGGACGCCCCCGAAACTTCCGACGTCAGGGTCGATGTCTTCCAGCAGGGGTTCAATGCTGAGGAAGGTGTTATAGCCTACGCCCTCGGCGAAGGCGGGCGCTCCCTTCCCGGTGACGCTGGTCCCGTACCAGAAGTTCGGTTCCGCCGGCAGCTTCCCGGCGTTGGCAAGATCGCAATAGCGCTGGGGGTTCTTCGTCAGGAACATATAGACGTGCCGGGGAGCCCGCTTGCAGGCGTCGAAGACCTCGGAAATCCATGCGTCCGGGACCCACTCCCCGAAAAGGTCCCCCATGCTCGACACGAAGATACGCGCCGGTGTGAGGCATTTCTCAGGGTATCCCAGGGTGTAGGTGTGGAACGTGGGGGCGAAGCCCTTCGGATATGGCGTGCTCCGCAGATAGGCCCCGTGCTCATCCAGCAGGCGGGCCGGGGTGTCGGCCACATAAATTCCAGTTCCTTTCGGAAGGAACTCCAGGGGTGCCGGGTCCGGCCTCTCGCAGGCGTGCGGTGCAAACCGGGCGGTAAAGCGCCGGGCATAGCAGTATTCGCAGCCGTGGCGGCAGCCGGTGACGGGGTTCCAGGTGTGTGTCGCCCACTCTATGGCGGTTTTATGTAGGTTCATTGCTATTTTCCTTTCCCGTTTTCAGCCAGCCACAGCGGAGATTGCAGTCCTTGGAGCAGGCGGCGCAGCAGTCGTAGGGCTCCTGGCAGTACGCCGCCGCGCCGCAATGGCCGGATGGGCTCAGGCCGGTTACGCAAGCCCCGTTGAGGGGGCTCTTTTCCGCTTCCGGCGGCTCCGTCTCCATGTCGAACAGGGAGCATTGGTTCTCATTCATCCGGCGTTCTGCTTCCTCTTGCCGCATTTTCCGCAGGCAGCAGGGTCCGTATCCATCCCGTATGCCCTGGGCGGAGGTCAGAAGACCTCCGCACCGCTTGCACCTTCGGGCAGGAATGGTGAATACATCATCGCTCATAGGGCCCAGGCAGCCAGGATGGCTGCCGCGATCAGGCCCGCCGAGGCTACCTTCGCGCCGTTGCTCCGGTCCGTGACGGTCTTACCGCCAAACGCGAAGCAGACGGCAAAGAAGGTCATCAGCAGCACGAAGACAATCACAGCAATTCTCATAAGATGTCCTCCATTCCTACCAGGCCGGACAGGTGGGCCAGCTTCTCCAGCTCCTTTTCGGTGTTGTCCCCGAAAATCACATGAAGCTGGTTGAGCATGATCTCCACGTCGGCCCGCTCTTCCGCGATGTGGGCGAGGATTTCCTCCTTGTTGCCCTGCCGGAAGTTGACGTACCGCTTGTACTTATTGAGGGCCACGATCAGCTCCGCCATTTCCTCGGTGGCCTGGTCGATCTGGGCGATCTCCCCGAACTTCTCGACAGCGGCCTCATAGATCGCCATTTCCCGCTGTTCCGGCGTCATGGCCTCTTCGCTGCCGTCCTCCGTCCCAGGGACAGATACCAAGAGATCAGATTTCAGCGTCAAAGCCGGGCGCACGCCCCTGCTGCCGATGCACGCGTTGTCGTAGCGGAGGCTCCCGTCCGAGTACACGTAGCGGACGTAGGAGGTCCCGGAGCTGGCCGGGGTGCCGTCAGGGGTGATAAGCCAGCGCCAGTGTTCCGGCGCGGGGTGCAGATCACGGGTGGCCCGGTACTCATCGGCGGTCAACATCGTCACCTTGTCCAGGCACGAGCCGTAGTCCTTGAGGCCGTCGTCCGCGGTCAGGTCCCGGTATGTGGGGACAATGGCGTCCGCCAGCTCCGGGCACTTCTCGATCAGCTCTTCCAGGAAGGGACCGTTAAGCCGCTTCCGCAGGCTCGCGCCCTTCCAGTCGTTGTTGTTGTCCTCATCGAAGGCGGCCTGGAACAGGTCTTCGGTGGCCTCGCAGAAGTAGTGCGCGGGTGCGTTCGGATAGGCCGGCGGGTCCACGTGCAGGACCTTCCAGTTGATACCGGCCAGGTCGAAGGTGTTGCCTCTCTGGAAGGCTTCGAACTTTTTCTCCATGGTGTTATCCTCCATTCGTATGCCGGAACGGGCACCGCTCCGGGTCTTTTCCACAGGTTGTATCCCACATCATTCCCGGCAACAGGCCGTCGTGGGCGCTGCATTGTACTGAGCTATATCCCCCGCAGAGCCAGCAGCCTTCATACTCCGGGCAGTCGCTACGCTCAAACGGGATACCTTTCTTGACGAACACGGCTCCAGGCTCATCCGGGGTGACTACTTTGTCCACCCATGCGAACGGGAGGCCCTTGCTGCGAAGTCGCTCCCTCGCCTCTGCAAATCCTGGAAGGTCCCACTGGCCGTCCTGGACCGGCGGGCCCGTGTCCAGGTTCGGGCGATCTTGCTCGATGAGATCAAATAGGCTCACCTGTTCCGCAGCCTCCATTGTTCCGCTCCTTTCTCCCGTACTTCTTTGCCTCCGGCGTGGCCTGGCCGCACCGCTCCGGGCCATTCAGACACGGGTTCTTGCAGTTGGTCTTCCGGTATCCGCAGTCGGCACAGCAGAAGTTACCGCGCCGCCGGTCACAGGTGAAGATCATGCAGCCGCGAGGGGAGGATTTACTCACGCTCGCCGCCCCCTCCCTCCCCGTAGGGGTCCGGCAAGCTCCAGTCCCAGGTGTCGCCGGTCTTCTCATACTCCTTGCGGAAGTGGTTCTCCAGGCCGTCCCCCTCGAAGAAGAGGTAGTCCTCCGGGAGGGTCCGGCCCACGTCCTGGGCTCCGGTCTTCTCCAGATACCAGCGGCACAGAACGTCGTCGGCCAGGGTCAGAAACTCATCCGTGACCGGGGAGGCCGGGTCGTAGGCGAACTGGTAAGGGGCGCTTACAACTTCCGCGATGGTCTCTCCATATCCACCGGCGTCCACCCGATTGAGGACGCACCAGACGACGGCCGCCTGCTGCGCTGTGCTCTTGACGCCCCTGGCCTCTGCCCATACCGTCTTCGCCAGCATCTCGATCTCCTGATATGTCCAGGGGGCCTCCGGCTCGTCCGATGCCCCGTCATCCAGGGCGGGAAGCAAAACGGAGCCTTCCCCAATCTCGATCTGAACCAGGTCCCCAGGGGCGGATTCCTCATCCGCCTCGGCGCCGAGCCGAAGCCCTCCGATGGTCACGCTTGCAAACAGGACCGCGCAGAGGGTCAGACACACGGCCACCACCAGTTTCTCTTTCATGGGTACCACCTCTCGTTTTAATGCCACAGCGGGCAAGATTTTACCGGCCCATCCGGTAATCTCGGTCAAGATCATAGTCGCAGGCCTGGTCCACATTCTTGATGTCCCGCATCCTCATGTTCCGGTAGATGCCGTTTATGTATCTCCAGTTCACCGCACCTGCAAGGCTGGCCTGCTCAAAAGCATAGACCAGGAGGGCCTTTTTCTCCTCCGATACCGTCAAGACCGTGCCCTCCGGCCCGGTGCCCTCCCGGTCTATTATCTTATGGAACACTTCGAGTTCGTCCCTCTGGGTCGCTCTCTCTCCCGGCCGGAACGTATCAAGCAGCTCTTGTGTTACGCTCTTGATCTCGCTCCCGATCGCCTCCGTGTAGCCGAAGTACCTGGTGTAGTCGTCCTCCAGGTAGCCTTCGATGCCTGGCCTATCATTGGCCGGGTATACGTCGCTGCTTCCGGCGGCGTCCGGGTACTCCTGGAAGGCGATGGACACCAGCTTGTACCTGTTCGGCCTTCCTTTTGCTCCTCTTTGGCAGATGATATATCCCTCTTTCACAAGCTGGTCTCTGGCAGTTCTGGCCGTTCCGGCGGTGCTATTCAGAAGCCCGCCGAGCCGGTCGTTGTCAATCGAGAACCACTCCGGCCAGTGTTGCCGATTTGCAAAGGCCATGAGCTTGTACCATAGGAGCTGCGCCGTGGTTGGGAGGGGCTGCCGTTTCATCCGCCGTTCAAAGGCATTTATCTCCAAGATGTAGTTCAACCGGCAGTCCCTCCCTTCGTTTAGACTTCCGGCGCTGGATGTCCGGCGTTATTCCATCGTGACCGTGCTCCCGTCCTCTCCGCCGGTTACCACGATGTTCTGCACAAACCGGGCCTTCATGGTCGGGTCGTGAGAGATCGCCAGGATACGCATATTCGGGTTGCGGG